GATTTTACTAAATATATTCTGTTTAGGAACATCTGATGATGTTGTTCCAGAAGTAGTTGGAGCAGCACCAGTAGCTTGTTCTATTATTTCTTGAATATTAATGTTCGCTCCAGGCATCACACTAGACATTCCAATACCAGGAATACTAGGTCTTCCTTTTGTTTGAGAAGCTATTTTCATTAAGTCTTCGCTACTTATCTGTGGACCAGCAGGGATCGCAGGGATCTTTACCGGAGAAGGTCGAGGCGTGACTTTAGGTTTGAACTGAGGCTTTGAGACTACTTTTGTAGGTCGAACTTTAGGTCGGTTAGCCAAGTCTTCGCCAACCCTTATACCTGGTCTAACTCTAGGCTTAGTAGGCGGTTTGGGTTTGGCTTTTGCTTTAACTACCGGCTTGGCCTTAGCCTTAGTCTTAGGTTTAGGTTTTGCTGGAGCGCGTTTAGATTGAGCAATAATCTCCTCAATATTAATATCTTCCATCATGCTCGGAAGACGAAATCCGCTCATATTACCAATAGCCATTTATAATATCCCTTCAAACTTAGTTCCGCGTAATGCCGCACCGCCGCCTCTGGAATCTCCCGCACCATAAGGCTTAGGTGCTCCAGGGTTCGCAACACTTTCTACCTTGGCATAATCAACCGTGCCTTGGTCTTTTACATTAAACTTATCCACAGATACCTTGGGATCTGGGAACGAAGTCTGGCGCTTAATACCACTCATATCATTCTCCTATTCGTTACTTGGACTTCTTAGGCACTTTGGCTTTAGCCTTGGCCTTCTTCTTAGCTGGCGCTTTAGCTGCCGGTTCTTTTTCAGGAATCGGCGTTGCTTCTACTTCTTCAACTAACTGGGTAATCTTCTCACCCGCTAATCGAAATTCTTCTTCGCGCTTGTTTGCCGCCTTTTGAACCGCAGCACGTTTTTCTCTTACACTACTCATTATCTTCTCCCAAAAAAGGTGTCAGTCATATCCTTCATGGATTTTTCTGCCATATCCGCCATCTTTAATTCACGTTGCTGGTCCATACGCTCTTTGGTTCGCTTGTCTTTCATACCAGCAATGTCTTCAGCCGAATCGATTTTCTCTTCAGTGAGGCGACTTTGCTCTCTTAATCGCTGTTCATCAAGTCGAATGCGCTGATCCGCATCCTCCGCCTTACGCTCTACATCTTCCGCTTTAATCGCCAACTCTTCTCGGCGTAGTGCGACTAATGGATCATCAGGCTCCTGCTGGGCAAAGCTCGGTGCGATCTGCTCAATCAACTGAGCACAGATCTCAGCGACCTTGCTCTCAATTAAATTCTGCATTTGCATCTGCATTTGCTCCAACTGAGGATTCATCGGAGGTGCCATTCCAGGTTGAGGTGGCATTCCGCCCATTCCACCCATAGGCATCTGTTGTACTTGCTGCATCTGTTGTTGCATCTGCATCACTTCAGGATCCTGCATCGCCATCTGCTGTGCCTTCATTCCAATGTGAGCGTAGATATGGCTCTGGATAATCGACTGAACCTGTGGGTTCATCTGGACTAATGCAGTGCCATAAGCTGATAAGTGAGAAGCAATGTGTGCATCATGATTCTGTTCAGGGAACGGCTGATAGGGCTGTCCACTGACAAACATGCCGTTCTCCTCCGCACAGCCTAGGGGGGCCGGTGGGGGTGGAGGAGGCGGCAATAACTGCTGAACCTGCTGAATCCCCATCGCTTCGTACATACGCTTGTAGGCTTCATAAATCCCCATGGGGCCATGAATCTCTGGCGCAGCCTGAACCATCTGTAACATCTCTTGAGCCATCATCACTCGCTGACTCATCGAGAAGATATTCGGGTCCGATACCGGAATAATATCAATGCGATCATCAAAGTCAGCTTGCTTAACCGACTGATCACCATTGGCTGTCATGTACGGATAAACCGGCGGCATGTAAGTCTTGAAGACCTGCGCCAGTAATCCGAACTCAATACGCTGTGAATAATGCAATCGCTTGTGTATTGCACTCATGACACGGCTACCACGCTCTAATAACGCAATAGTCGTACCCACAGGAGCAGCCTGATTGCCATCTCCAATCTGCATATCACCAATAGACGCAAAGCGTTGGCCTGATTCAACCAACATCCCTAATAAATTCAATAATGTGGCGCTAGGCTCCTTGAACGGAAGCGGCATCAAGGCATCACGCAATGACCCTCCTGGGGCATCCATGTCCCTGAATTCACCAGGCTGGATTGGCGTATCGTTATCTTTGATACGAATGCCACGGGCCTTAAATCCGGCGGGGAGATTGGATAAAGTACCTGCATCGATCAACTGGCGTAGTATCGATGTGGCACCGCGCGACAATCCACCAATCATGTGGGTCAGGCCGAAGCCATAAAAACCCACGCCTGGTAAAAACTTGTAATGCACAAAATAATCCACACGCTTACGCATCGGATCAGTTGGCTCATAATTCCTGCGAATCGAAAGAATCGAAGATTGACGCGGAGACAGTGTGATAATGTAAGGCAACTTAATGCCAGTCAGTTCACCATTCTGGTCAACATCCTCATAGCCGGGGATGTCCAACTCGATGTGCATCTCATAGATCTCACAATCATCGTTGTTGGCATACGAAGGCTTAACCCCTTGTAATTCATCCAGTTCTTCCTGAATACCATCCTGGTCATTCAGATCATCCGAAATATTCGACATCGGGGTTTTGCGATAAAAACCCGATTGCTGCATCTTCTTCACATCATTGATGGACATATCAATAACATGGGTAATCCGGTTTGCACTCTCCAAGCTGGACGCGCCATAAGACACCACCAACTTCTCAGAAGGAATGAAACGAGACACCGCACGATTTAACGTCTGGTCAAAGTGAACCTTCCTGAATGCACTTCCCGATAACGGGAGATAAAACAATAACTGGTCAGTCTCAGGGTCATACTCCTTCATCACCTGAGTGATCTGGTAGTTCATGTACTCCTGTACACGCGCTGCCTGTAAATCGGTGCCGGGGGTGGCGAAGCCAACCGTCTGAGCTCGGACAGGACCGCCAGCCGGTAACATCTCTTTGTAAGCCTGTGCCTGAAACTGAGTGACCGATTCCGCTAACATCGGGTGGATTACACCAGAGGCACCCTCAAAAGGTTCAGAACGCTCCTCAAACTTCATACCAAGGTATTCAAGCCCTTCCCGATACTGCTGCTCCCACTCCTTTCGAGAGGACTTATCCGCCTGAAAGTCGCCCAAAGCATCACTATAAATACGGCCTAGCTCACCCTCATCAATACTCTCTGCCAGATTGGCATAGAAGTCTTCACCGGGGTCCATCTGCTCCATGGGCGGCTCACCAATCAACATGGTGCCATCTTCAAGCGTTTCTATGTTTTCATCTTCAAGACCATCAAACATCGAGGTGATTTCTTCACCCTCGAAATTAACTTCAAGCTCTTTTGTGTCATCTTCGATATCAAGGACTTCTTTATCGAGATCATCTACACCACGTTCAATCGCCATAGGCTAGCCCCACTTAGATTCCCATTTAGTTCCCATGCCTTTCTTCTTCTTAGCTAAACCGCCTCTTGAATGAAGAACTGGTTTTTCTTTAGGAGTAGGTTTCTTTTTCTTTAATAATTCTCTTCCTATATCTAAAAAATTAGCAGTCACATCTCTTTGATATGGCAAAATATCCTCTGGTTCTTTTTTTGTTTTATTCTTGTATGCCCTACTAAGCCAACCTTTTATAATTGGCTTCTCAGTCAGGTCAGCCATAAAGTTAGAAACGTCTGCCAATCCATATTTTTCTACAGTCTTTTCCATTCCTAATTTATTAATATCGTTATATATTTTTTTCATTAATTTTAAATTAGTTCTTATCATAACCTAGCCTAACCCCATTTAGATTCCCATTTAGTTCCCATGCCTTTTTTATTGCGAGAGACAGCTTTCTTCTTGGTGACAGTTTTTGTGGACTTGATCATTCCGCCAGCAGCTTTCTTGACAGGCTTCTTGGACTTGGTTTCAACTGGAACGAAATAAGATCTAACATCACCACCAATCATCACTGAACCATATCGTGGGTCAACATTGTATTTTTTGCCTTCGTAAGTAAAAGTCTTTTTTCCTTCAGACTCAGCTTTTCTAGCAACCTTTTGCATTTTTCTAAATCTTTCTTTGCTCTTACGACCACGCTCTTTTGATGCTTTATCTATAGCAATTCCACCGCCAATAAGGCCAGTACCTAATGCGCCACCCATTAAGCCAATAGCGCCTTTTCCAAGTGCTTCCTCTGTACCTACTGTAAGACCAGAACTGCCCGTGCGATCTCTTCGATCTCTTTCTCTACGAGAAAGTTTCTGAACATCGCGGTTAAGTTCTTTTATTTTTTTAGGAATAGATTGTTTCTCTTTAGGCTTTGGCTTATTTACCATATCCTTTCGAGCAGAAGGGGGTGTTTCTTTTTCTATTTCTTTTTTTCGCTTTGCCTGAGCTTTTTTAAGTTTGTCATAACCTGACTTACCCGCCTTAGCAGCTACCTTGAATATACTCATAATAGTTACCTTATTGCTGCGCCCCAGCCACGCTTAGCTGCACCTGCGCTTTGTGGTCTGGATGACTTTGTTGCACCACGGCTTTCGTTACGGCGTGACTTCATGCTCTGTGACTTGGTGCTTTCCTTGCCTCGGCGTTCACCCAAGGACTCATCAAGACGATCGTTAGCGCCCTGCTTCTTAACCAACTTGCCATCTTTGTAACCAGGTACAGAAGCTTTCACCATTTCACCACCATCAGCTTTTTTACTTGCAGCTCTTCTTTCTTTGGTGTCTTCGATGCGGCCCTCAACTCGACCAATCCTTCTCTTTAAACGCCTCTTCCTACCTTCGCTCTCAGCAGCCTCAAGCCGTTTCTTCATTCTGGCTAGTCTGCGCTCACGGAAAGTCTTAGATTCTGTTTTGGCTCCAGTGCCTTTGCCTGAGCCTTTGCCTGATCCCTTACCATCACCTTTAAGTCCAGTTCTTTGCCTGGTGTCTTCAGAGGCTTCATCATCGCCGCT